TTGCAGCCTCGACCAGCGGGATATCAACGCCGGGATTCGCTCCAATTCGCGCCACGGTTACTTTTGTTGCTGCATCCAGTTCCGTTTTCCAGCGGTTGTATTGCTCCTCCATTTCGACCTTTTGGCGTTCAAACTCCATTTTCTGAGCATCCATTTGCGCCCGCATCTGCTCAATTTCGACCTCGCGCTGCGTTTTGGCTTGCTCTAGCTGCAACTTAGCCTGTTCAATCTGCATAGTGGCTTGCATCTTGGCTTGTTCTAGCTGAGCGTCGGCTTGCATCTTCGCTTGCGTCATTTGCTGCTCAGCCTGCATTTTTAGCATTTCGGGATTCTGCTGCGGCTGTGGCGGCGGGCGGTTCACAATCTTGTTAATTCCAGCGTCAATTGATCCCTCAAGCTGCCGCGCACCCTTGAACGATGCAACCATGAACTTCATCGTTTCGCCAATCATCGGGATCATTTCCGGCGCTTGCGTTCCAAGCGGCAAGGCTTCCCGCAGGAACGTCCCCAACGCGGAAATAAACTCAGCCCGATCCCGCTTCATTTGCTGCTCGTCCAACTGCACTAGCGAATCCGCTGCAACCTCAATGCGGAAATTCCGTAGGGGCTTGTCCTTCAGAAGCGCAAGTGCCTGGGGAATCAATTCCTGATCTTCCGGCTCTAACTGATTCGCAGCAGCGTATTGCAAAATTGTCTCGGGCTGGAACTTGGTGCAGATAACCTGCGCCTTAAGACGAAGCAAGCCCGTCGCAAACAGCGCCACATCCTCTTGCATGGCACGCAACCGAATCGAGGCATATTGCCCCTTAATTTGCTGCGCGGTAGCCGTCTCGGACGCAAATGACGATCCTCGGATAATGTCCGAAAGACCTGTGATTTCGTAGATTTGATTCTTGATTTCCGTTCGCGCTTGGTAGCATTGAATCAACGTCGCGGCGATCATGTCGATAGGCAGGAAGTCAATTGCGCCCTTCAAGCCGCCTTTCTCGCCGAAAGCCATCCAAGTATCGACCGGCAACAGAGCGTTGTTTTCGCCCTCGGTCATCAGTCGCTGCAATGCAGGCTGTGAAGCGTCGTATACCCCGCGCACACGCAAAGCCTTGACCAACCCGTCAATGCGGTCAGACAGAATATCAAGCTCGTTCGCCTGATCCTGATACAGCACGAAGTCAGGAACAGGGACTAGGGTATCGCTTGTGACGGTGGCGTACAGCGGGCGCGGGCAGGGGAAGAATCCTTCCAACTCCAGCGGGTCATCGCGCGCATCAATGATGTTGGGCATCGACTTGCTGAACCAATAAACCTTGCCGGTTTCCTTGTCCCAGTATTCACAAATCTTTGCGCGGGTGTGTTCCTTGGTGGATTGCCCGTATTGCTTGAGGGTGTCCGGGCCTGCATCAAACGGAATCTTGTTGCCAACTTCCTCACCAAACCGCTCTATCAGCGCCTCGCGGGTCATGTAAACCCATCGCCACACCGCCGTGACTTCTTCCCATGTCCTAGCAACAGAGTGCCCGAAGTCCTTCCAATGGACATAATCGACGGGGGCGCATTCGTATTCGATTTCCTCTAACGGTTCTTCGCCAGCCAAGGCTTGATTGTTCGCCTCCGGCTCGTCAATGTCCTCGGTAATCTCCAGCCCATCCTCGGGCATACCGACAGCTTGAACGTGAGGCTCATACCGCACCCAAGACGTACCGCGCCCGCCGAGGAAACGATCCTCGACCGAATGCTTCATCGTACTGCGAAAGTCGGGATAATGCTCAATCTCAAAGTCAAGCGCCCGCTCAATCAGCAGGGAAGCTACCCGTCCAACTTGATCGTTATCACCAAAGCGACGCGATACATCAGCCTTTGGGAGACGCGCATAGACCGCAGGAATCAGCGTCTGAACATTCGACCATAGGATATTGAACTTGGCAGTCTCGTTGGTGTTCTGACTGCGGTTATCATCCCGATAACGCTTGATGATCTTCTGAGCGCGGGCTTCCCACTTCTTAAAGTCGTTGTCATAGGCTGCAACATTGTGCAGCAGCTTCTGCAAACCTGTGCTTTGCGGTTCGTCCATTATTTATTTCGCTCCGAGATCGCTCTTGCCTTGGCGCGGGCATCTTCCTTACTGCTTGCGCCCCACGCCTTCAAAGCCAATGCCAATCGAGTAGGTTTGCCGTTCTTTTCCATTGGGCCAGGCATATTGCCCATGCGAGCAAGGAAAGACGCGCGACGCGGGTTATCGCCAGCCTTGACGGGAGGCTTCAGCGTGCCGCCAGTCTCCGCGTGATAGCTAGCTCGTCCCTTGGCGTTCAAGCCGCCTTCGGGGTTTTTACCCTCGCTGCGTGTCCATGCTGCGGTCATTTGTTCTCCGGCTTCACAGTTTTAGCAGATTCGCGGAAAGCCTTTGCAGTCGGCGCACCGGGATCGCCAGGCTTACGCATACGCTCGCCCGAACCGGCTTTGATCCGTTCTTGCTTCGCTAGGATATTGGCGTACAACCCGGCTTTGTTCATCATGCTGAGAAAATTCCAATCGCCAACACTTCAACACCAGCGCCAGTTGTGATTTTCCAAGGGCCGTTGCGAGAAACAGCATTGACTTCGATATCGTAGTTGTTGATTCCTGTCCCTGCGCTTGCAGGCAAAATGGTATGCGAAAAACCTGATCCATCAAGAATAACAACGTTTCCAGTTAATGCGGTTGTGACGGTACAAACCAAGCGATGCAAATAATCGCCCGTTGCTCCATTACCGCCCAAAACTTGCGCGGTTTGCCCTGCTGTAACGTGCTCATATTGATAACGATACGGATAAGAAACGCCACTCATATTCTTGCTCCTTTAGGTTTAACAGTTGACCACATATCGTTAAGGGTAACTGTGTTTTGCGGGCCTACCATCAGAGGCTTCTCTCTGTCCGGCGCTCTGATTACCGGCTCTTGCTTCCATGCGATTGCCATCATACGAAAAGCATCTGCGGGATGGCTAGTCCAATCGTGTCGCGGAGTCTGTCTGAATGCCTTTTTGTCCTCGTCATACTCGCGCTGATACAGCTTTAATGCCTCAATGCCCTCGTAACATTTGTTGTCAAACCAAGTAATCGGGAGCATTTTCCTTACTGCCTGGATGCCGTCTTGGACTGACAGATCAGGGACGATAGCCAACGAGGAAATGCCCAAGTGCGCCCCAAGCTGCTCAATGATGGACTTGCCGCCGCTGGCAAGGGTCTTGGCTTTCGCGTCGTGCGGGAGCCAATGCTTACCATAGCGATAACCTCTGCTCTCGATAACCTGCGCGAGTTCTTCAATGTTTGCGCCCGATACCGCGTAATGGTCGATAACATGGATTTCTCCCCGCAAGACTTGATACCACCAAATTGCCGTGTCATCACGATAGCCCAAGTCCCACGCGGTATGCACCGGCACGCTCGGGTCAACATCAATGCTTGTTACACGCCCTTGCTGCTCAAGTTCTCTGAATTCTGTGCCGTAAAAAGCTCCGAGGATTGCAGCTTCAAATGAGCATTCGTATTCCTGCAAATACTGATCCTCGGACAATTGCGCCCTAGCTGCTGCAAGCTCGGATGGAGGAAGCAGCCCCGACGAAGAGGCGGGGAGGCGCAGCAGGAACCACTCGAGAGGGGATCGAATGGCGTTTTCATAAATCGACCAAAACTGGTTTTTACCTTTGGGCGTACCACCAAACACCGCCCACCCCTGCTTGTCAGACAATGCTGGACGGATAACATTGCCCCAAACGCTAGGCTTGAAGTCTCCGTATTCGTCCATGTAGATACCGTCAAAGCCAAGACCACGCATAGCATCGGCATTGTCAGCACCGAACAACCTAACCTTCGCCCCGTTCATCAGGGTAACTGTCAGTTCGGCCTCATTGCTATCAAGGATGATCGGCGCGGCAAAGGTCTTAAGGTAGTCCCAAACCACCGACTTCGCCTGGCTGCGGTATGGTGCGATGTAGCCAAACAGCGGAAAAGTGCTCTTACAGGTAGCCGCTGCTCGAATTACGTCATTGATAGCCGCTACCGTCTTGCCTGCGCGTCTGTGGGCAACTAAACAGCCCCACCGCTGCGTGCGTGCATGGAAGGGGAGGAAAGCCCGTCTTGGCGCATAGGGGAGGATTATTTCGGATCGGCCCATCGGATCGTCAACTCTTGTGGCCCGCCCTCCGGCCCGGTGTTTTCGTGCCGCTGCGTCTCCGCCCACCGCATTTGCGCCTTCGTCCACCAAATCAGCGCCGTGGTATCGCCGGACTGCGCCTTGTTGAAAAGGGTCTTGGCAATCTGTGCCGATGCCGTAGCCTTGCCCAGCGCAAGTTCTGTTTCGTAATACTTGCGCAGGGTAACGTGCGAAATGCCCAAGAGCGCCCCTATCTGATCGTGGGGCAGTCCTAGTCCCGCAGCTTGCTTGGCCTGCTCGCGGGTCTTGTCGGTCGGTTTATGGGGAGCTTGTGCCATGTCTTTTATTAACTAAATCATGCAGCTTTATCTAGCTTAGTAAACGGCTCGTTTGTGCTTTCAAGAAAAGCTGTCTTTCCAGTGAATTCCTGCCACCGTTGAACGATGACATCACAATACTTGGGGTCAAGTTCCATACTGCGGTTGATGCGACCTGTTTTCTCGCAAGCAATTAATGTTGATCCGCTGCCGCCAAACAAATCAAGCACGATGCAATTTTGCACGCTGCTGTTTTCAATTGCTCGTTGACATAATTCGACAGGCTTCATCGTTGGATGAACTTTTGTTTCTTTTGAACGATCACAATGCCAAATTGTTGTTTGTTTACGATCTTTGACACGCACCCTGCCTGATCCTTCTTTCCAACCAAACAAACAAGGCTCGTTTTGCAAGTGATAATCTCCTTGCGACATTACTAAAGATGGTTTAACCCATTGAATTGTCGAAGGTCTTGCTTGTTTGAAGCCTGCTTTGCGAAAAGCAGAAATAAACTCTAAAGCTGTTATATCAGCGTGCCAAACGTAAACATTGCTTCCAGGATGCAAAACGGTGTAAGCGCAAGTTAAAGCATCCACTAAAAATTGCTCTAATTGCGCGTCTTTCAAATGGTCGTTTGGAACACCTTCATAATTTACACCGTAAGGTGGATCGGTATGAAGTAAGTTTGCTTTCTGCCCATCCATCAATTGCTCCACGGCATCAACACTTGTTGAATCCCCGCACATCAAACGATGCTTTCCAAGTATCCAAACATCGCCAAGTTTTGTTACAGGTTCTTCGGGTATTTCGGGGACGGCATCTTCATCCGTCAATCCCTCCACCACGGTCGGGGTCAGCAGCGCATTGATTTCGTCCGTTGAAAATCCTGTCAACGACAAATCGAAATCCATGTCCTTCAGATCGCCCAGTTCTAGGGCTAGCATCTCATCGTCCCAACCCGCATTTAGCGCCAGCTTGTTGTCAGCGATGACATAAGCCCGCTTCTGCGCGTCAGAAAGGTGGCTAAGCCGGATACAAGGCACTTCGGCCAGTTGCAGCTTACGGGCCGCTAGAAGCCGTCCGTGACCGGCAATAATGCCGCCCTGCTCGTCAATCAAAATCGGGTTGGTAAAGCCAAATTCCTTGATGCTGGCAGCAATTTGCGCCACTTGCCCGTCATCATGGGTGCGCGAATTCTTGGCAAAAGGGATTAAATCGCCAACAGGAAGGTGTTCAATCTTCATTTACCCATCCGTTTCATAGCTTCGGCTAACTTCTTGCCTTTGTCAGCTTGGTTGAATTCCTTGGCTACTTTGACCGGTACGCCGACCTTCTTGGCGAACTCGGGATTGTGGGCGGCAGCCGCCATCATGCGGGCTTGGGCAGGGGAGTGACTGGGCATTATGTCCTCACTTGAGGAAGCGTAACTTGTAGAGGGTCGAATCAATCTGATCCGCAATCTCGTCCACGATGTTCTGAAGCTGGCTTTCTTCGGGCAAGTCCTTGCGGATATCGTCCACAAAGTCCTTGATCTGCGTCAGATACTTGACCGGCTCAGTAGCCAGGTGGAACTCTTTGGGGTAATTCGTGATTATGTCGTAGCACCCCTGATAAGCCTCTGCCCACTTGTCGGCAAGCTCTACGATTGCGTCGTAATACTCACCCAAAGCCATGTGCTGCGCAAACGACTTGGTTTGCAGGTGCATGAAGTGCGTAACGGTTGCCGAGTGAAAAAGAACACTAACAAACGCCGCCGCCGATTCGTTGTATTTCGACATTTTTCACCCTTTTTCAGCAATATCCCGATGATATTCGAGATTTTTCATGGTGTCAAGCCCGTAATTTGACCATTTGAGCAATCATAATTTCGACCGTATCTTTCACGCCTTGCACATCCCGAACGATTGCCCTACACCCAGTCCATTGCAACGCAAACTTTTGTTGACCCTCGGTTTCCTTACCTTTCGGGCCTTTGACTTCGACCAGCCATGTAACACCCCCAAAAGCGACGAGAAGGTCAGGTACGCCCTTTCCCATCGCCGCAAGGGATAGCACCGCACAGCCCCGCATTTTGAACTCTGTGACGATTTCCTGATGGTTAGCATCGACTTTGGCGGCGCGTCTCAATGGGATGCCTTCTCAATAGCTTTTGCTGCCTCAATCTCTGCAATGACTTCCGGCCCAGTCTCAATCGTGATTCGCATATCCTGAACCAGCAGCTCCATGCATACCCCATCAGCAAGTTCTGTTTCAGAGTAATCGCTTTGCGCCTGGCCAAACGCAAGAAATGCCGAGCAAATTCCGTGAAGAACTTCTAACGCTTTTCGTTCGTTTACCGTTGAAAATTGGCACATAGCTGCTCCGTTTGTTGTAACAATTCTTGTTCTGTCCCATACCGATTCTCGAATTCCTTGCGCCAGGGATGCCGACTGACGTATTCAGGGGTGTTTCTGCCGCTCCTGTGATGCGTCGGACACAGGCATATCACAAACATTTCACCCGCCCGCTTGCTGCCCGACAGAACGTGGTGAATATCCCCATCGGATCGCACACCGTGGAACAACCGGCAAACAATACAGCCCAAGTCTCTGACCTTGAAATGCCATTCCTGTTCAGCTTTCGTCAAGAGTCACTCCCGCATGGTGAGTTGCTGCCATCAGCCAGTCCAGCCATTCCGAGAACCGAGCCTTGGTGTATTTGCTCGTTCGCCTGCCAAGCATAACAACCCCTCCATTTAGCCCCATAGCCAGCCGTGGCGACGTTTCGCCCTCAAAAGCGGCTGTCAGTACGTCTTTCCATTCTTCGGCGTTCATGCGCGTTTTTGCGCCGTTCACCACCCATATTTTTTGCTTTGCCCAGGCTTCCAAGATAGGCCATTGCGCCGCGTTTTGGTCTAGGGTGCGGTCATTCATTCATTTCCCCTTGCCCGTATAGCAGCGGCGCACATTTCAGGTGTAGGCCAATCACCGCACGATTCTTCGCCTGTGTAAGTATCCACACACACCTTTGCACACGCCTCACGCTCATCAGCGCGAATTAACTCAGCAAATAATTCAATAAATTTTTTTGGAATCCGAACATTGTTGATTGATCCGTCATTTGCTTTGAGAAAAGCTTGTTCAGCAAGCTCTTTGATTCGTTCGTTCATTCATTACCCCTTGCTCGGATATTCTTCAACCCCAAATCAGCAACTTCAGCGTACTTTTGAATAATCAATTCGGCAAATTTTTCTAAAAATACATTTAGTTCTTTGTGGTTGAGGTCAAATAAATTGCCAGTCTCTTCATTGGCCTTGATTGCCAATTTTGTAATTCGTTCGTTCATTCATTACCCCTTGCTCGGATAGCCTCAGCACACGCTTCCACTGAGGATGTAGGCAAGCCAACTGCTTTGCACATTTGTTCTGTCAATATGCAAAGGTCTACACACGCCTCGCGCTCTGCGGCTGCAACAAGGGCGGCAAAGCGTTCGACCATATCCAGCGTCACTGTAACGCACATAAGATCAGGTGTGAAAATGCCAGCCTCTTGCGCCATTCGGATGATTTCATCAGTATTCATAATTCACCGTTGTCTTGTTTGTTTGCAGTACCTTCGCGCCGTTCTTCAAGTGGAATTGTCTCGCCATCTCAGTCTGCGGTGACATGGTGACAATCCGAAACCATCCTGGGCTTCTCATTTTCTTGACCAGCGCATTTACCAGTTTGCTACCGCATCCCGGTTTGTAAGACCAAACCGAATACAGTACGACAAAATTTGAAGTAGGTATCCAGCCCGTGACGAAAAGTTCGCGCTCTGTTTTCGGTATTGATTCCGGCTGACTGACGCACACAATTGCGCATATCTGCCGATCTTCCACCCACGCATAAACGCCACGATTTTTACCTTCAATGCGTCGCTTCGGGCTGATATTGGGACGCACAGGGTCATCGCGCAGGATCGGATCGGGTTGGAGTATTTGGACTAGCATCCGTTTTTCTCCCGCAGCTTGGCTTCGATGGCTGTTGCTAAATGCGCCCAGTATTGTGTTCGTTTGTATCGACCTTGGTTGTAATCAGCTACAGCTAAACATAGCCGCATATCTTCGTCCGTTAGCCCAACCCATTCTCGCCGTGGTGCGTGTTTGTTTTTACCGTCATAAAATCCACTCATGTAGGCAACGGTAAGTTCATCAGGTTCTTGCTTCTCTGCGGCCTCGATGGCTTTGCGAGCCTTAATCGCTTCAGGTGCATCTGACCAACCTTGTGCTTCAGCCGTCTCCAAAATGCACTCCGGCGAGTGATTGTCTGCGTTAGGCATGCGGCAGTTCGTGCCCATGCAGCGTGGCTCTTGCTTCTCTGCGGATGCGATGGCTTTGCGACCTGCCTCATACCCGCGACACCATGAGTTATATGCTGTCCCCGGATTAGCTTTTTTCTCCAATTCCCAAGCCTCATTCATTACTTCGATGCTCATGCTTCCTCCTCGAGGCTGTGGGCGGCGATAGGTTTGTACCACTCTGCATCAAATGCTTTCATGGCGGCAGCTGGTGAATCACCGAAACCGCAGACGCCAATTTGAATGTCCTCACCAAGAAGAGCACACCATTGGCTCCCATCACGAAACAGTTTTGGCTTGTAGAAAATGTTCGGATAGGTGTGCATGGCTGCTGCCTCTTGCCACGAGACTTGCACCATTTGCGCCGCATGGCAAATGGCGTTTGCCGCCATGTGTGAATCTTCGATGCTCATTTCCGCACCCATACGCGACACATACGACCGCTCGCGCCTTTCTTTTTACCATCGGTGTAAACAAAGTCCAGCCGCTCTAGTTCGCTCATCCTGCGAGCAATTGCGTTGTGGTCTAGGGTTGTGCGGGAAGCAATATCGTAGATCGTGCCAGGCTGTTCTAACGCGTGCAGGATGATGCCGTGGTGCTTAGTGGCTAGTTCTGCTGCCTGATCCGCTGCTGCATGGCTGGTATCAGGATCGGTGTTGCGTACACGCGGAAACTGCAAGTTGGGAAACCATTTATCTAGCATCATTTTTTTATCCATTCATAGAAAAGGTTGTTTTCTGTTGCCCTAACTTCTACTACCGAAAACTCAGCCGCAAACGCCCTCACTATTGCCGCTGATTCGGGCATTGCTGCTGCCCGTTCTTCTCGCGTCATACCTTGAACGCGTACTGCTGTTGCTACTCTTTCCCTCCAAGTTACGCTGCCCGTAACCGCAGGCGATACTGCGTCATATCCTCGCCTGGTCTTGCTGGTACTCCGATCTTGCGACCGTGTTCCATCGTAAGCTGATCGCTTGTCCACCATGCGACTACCTTTTTCTCAGGCATTGAGATTTCATCATCAAAACGTTCGCCGTTAAGCCAGCTTGCAGGGTGAGGAATGAACTGTTTATCTCGTCCTTCAGCAGTCCACATCCGTACATGATCGTCAATCGCCGTCAATGCTTTCTGTTGCTGCTCGGCAGTCAAACGCGACCATGCTTTGACTGCATCTTTACGCGCTACTTTTTTTGGGAACTTGCTGTAGAACTCGTCGAACATTTTTTTGCCTCCATTTCACGAATGTCCATCGCTGCGTCTGCTACACCGTGCCAATCTTCTTGCCGAACTTTCAACAACAAATATTGCAGCATGATCTCTTTGTCAGTCATAATTTTCCTTAAGCAAACTCAAAGGATGGTTGTTGGAGTCGTTTCTTTTGTAGTTCGGCATAAGCTGGATTCAATTCGCATCCAAGGTACTTGCGCCCTAAGTGTTGTGCTACCTGTGCAGTCGTTCCGCTACCCATGAACGGATCAAGAACAACACCACCAACAGGCGCACCGGCAAGGATGCAAGGCTCTATCAAGTCTTGCGGGAATACGGCGAAATGAGCGCCCTCGTAAGGCTTGGTAGTAACAGTCCATACGCTGCGCTTGTTTCTTACGTCTTTGACCAATCTTTCACCAACC